CGAAGTTGTTTTCTGTACAGACGCATAGAACAGCTCTCCGCCCATGCCGGCCTCGAAGCCGGCGCCCTTCAGCTCCTTGAATTTTTCGATGAGCGCATTGGTTTCTTGAACTTGCAGCTTCTGAATCTCAACCGATCTGGTGCGCTGGATGTTGGCCTGCTGTTCAATGGGCAACTGCTGGCGCAATTCCTTATCGGCCGCGGCGCTGACGGCTCGGCGCCTCTCTGCATATTCGAGCTGGATTTTTCTGAGAGGATCGGTTTCGCGAAGAATCGCCAGCTCCGCCCTCGATTGCGCTAGTGACTCACGCGAAGATGCTATGCCTTCCGCGATTCGCTTACGCTCAGCCTCAGCACGTTTTTGTGCTGCTTTTTCTTTTTCAGCAGCGTCACTGCCCGACGCGCGACCAGGCAGTAGCGGAGGGGTGGCTGGCAACGCGGCGCGCCGTTGTCCGCGAGCCGAGAATTCAGGCTGTTGCTGTAGCAATTTGATGAAGTTTTGCTCATTAAAACCAACACCTAAAAAGGCGCTCCCTGCTTGCCTTTGAAGCGCTCGCCGACGCTGCTCGCCAATGATGCGATCGATAGCAGCGGGTCCGCCAAATGGCAACTGACCAGCGCGAATAGATGCCGTGGCCTCTGCCTGCTGAGGACCACTGATTGCCAACTTGATAGCCTTATTGATTGTATCAATTACATTAATTGCTAAATCCAGAATCGCCTTAACAGCAGGACCTAGAACAGTTCCGATTGTTTGCGAGAGACCTGTGATGTTATCTTTTAGTGTGCTGAATTTACCGTTTAGGGTATCGCTTTGAGCAATGGCACCATCAGCATATTTGCCGCCGGCAGCCGTAAGACGCTGAATGGCAACCTCAACAGCCTGGGCGCTGATTCTTCCACCTTCGAGTGCCTTGGTGAATTCTTGGCCTTGCAGCTTATACATTTTCTGCAACTCAGCCGAGAGCGCAACGCCACGCTCTTGGAATTGCAGTAGCTCCTCGCCTTGCAGTCGCCCTTTGGCAACCACTTGGCCATAGGCCGTCGCGAGTTCGCCTAAGTTGGCGCCGGTTGCGCCAGCTACATCGCCGAGCGTTTTTACAACATCAACAACTCGATTCGATTCAACTCCAAAAGCATTTAGGCGCTTTGCCGTCTCGATCAGTTCAGTCGACTCAAACGGAGTCAGTGCTCCATAGCTTTGCAGTTCTCGAATGATTTGAGATGCCTGAGTCGCGCTGCCGGTTAGCACCTGCAGACTGCGAGCCTGGCTCTCTAGTGTCGCTGCATCTCCGAAGATTTTGTTAATGATCAAGCCGCCACCGATCAGACCGGCGACTCCGCCAACGGCTGCGCGCAAGCCGTCAAATGACATTGCAAGATTTTTAACCTGCCCTTGGACTCCCTGCATGGAGTTGCCAAGGCGGCGGATATTGTTCTCTCCGACGACATTTGCTCGAATCTTGAGCATTGCCTCCATGTTCATGGCCATGGCTATGCCCCCTGTTTATTGATCACGGTCATCGCTGCGGCCTCCATGATTTGCAGGTCCTCCAGCAGCGCGCGCGGTTCCTCTACGTCGTACAGCTTAAACAGCCAGCGCACCGCTGCATAGTCCAATCCGATCACGCCACTCATCGTGGTGCGCCACTGCGTCTGCACACGGAGGAACATTTGCACCACCGGCCAGTTCTCGGGGAGGATCCCGAAGTCTTCATCCGGTGGCGGCGGCAGATTCGGCAGGTCAAAGCCAAAGGCCGCGGCATCGTCGGCGGTTTCGTCCACAACGCCACCGCTTGCCCAATGCTCAGCGGCCTCGATCAGTTTTTTCGCTTAGCTCCCTGCAGGCTCTCGAAGTAGGCCATCACCACAGCCGTCGCCAGCAGCGGAATGTCCAGCATTTGATCCAGCGCCTTCTGGCTGAAGGGCACATCCTTGCCATCGCCATCGGTCACACCAGACCAGCCGACCAGTACCTCCGCAGCGATCGCGCCGTCGATAATTTCGCCAGCCTCAATTTGCTGGCCGATCTCCCTGATGCGGCTCTGTGGGAGGCGCTTGAACTCACCATCAAAGGTCTGACGCTCATGGCGGCCACCATCGACAGGAAGATCGAAGGCGACCGGCCACGAGTAGGTGTCCGACTGCTTGAGAACGAAAGCCAAGGTCAGGTAAAAGCGAGACTCAGCTCATCATTGCCCGAACTGGTCGGAACTGCAATGAAGGGCATGTTCAGCATCTGCACACCGTCCTGATCCGAGTAGGTCAGGTTGCCCAGGTCCGACTGAGCTGTAGTCACCGTGCACCTGTTGCCGGCACTGGTGCCGTGCTGGAAGGTGATGCTGCCAGTGCTGCTGCCAGTGGCGATGGTAAAGAAGTCCTTCGCCGCAATGGTCGGCGCTTCGATCACGATCGTGCCGCTGGGCGCGCGGTTCGTAATCATGATCTCCTTACTGCAGCCCACCAGCTCGCGATAGATCACGTCGTTGGCGATGCTGAAGTTGTAGGACTGCAGGCACCCGCTGTAGGAGAACGCAGAGAAGCTGACCGTGTTGCCCTCTTTGAACAACAGGGGGGTGGCCTGGTTGGCGTAGGTGGGGGTGGGCAGCGTCTCGTCGGTAGGGGCGTTGTAGATGCCCGTCATGGTGAAGCTGATCACCGGGATCTGACCGACTTCGCCGGTGATCTCAAAAGTGCCGCGACAGCCGGTCAACTTGTGACGGATGCCATCCTCATGAAAGTGGATGGTGCAGCTCTCGAAGCCGCTGCTCTCGGGCGCGTAGGTGGCGCTGGTGCTGGTGACGAGCGTCTCGCTCAGACCGCAGCTGCGCAGAACGGGACCGTAAGCCGGAGCGGTGCCGGCAGTGCCGGAACCAGCCAGCTCCACTTCAAAGCTCACCTCGACGCGGGTCTGCGCCAGCAGCTGATCGGCTTGCCCCATGTAGGGACGCACCAGATCGCGGTTCACCGTCTCGGCTACCAGTGGCTGGATCTCAAGGTTGCGCACCAGGATGGCGTTGCTCGAGCCGGTCGGACTGGAGTCGGTGCCGTAGGTGGTCTCAATCTTCGCCAGGATCAAGCGCCGGCGGGTCAGAACTGATGCCATTAGGGGCTACCTCAGGAGTTGGATGGGGAGCCGGCTGGGTCCGCTCGACGAGCTGTCGCTTGCCGGTTTTGGGATTGACCAGATAGCTGCCGCCCTGGCCTTTGTGTTCGTCCACCATCGTAGCCACTATGTTGTGGCCAGATTAGCGACGCTCGTGCGATAGCGCACGAGGTAATCGCAACTGATCACGCCGGCTGGCTGATCAGCTTCGACCATTTCAAAGTTCACGCCCTGCGGTTGTATGTCGATCGCGTAGCCGCCAAGGGTCAGATCTGCCATCAGCTTGCTGTGCAGGCTCTCGATCGTGGCATCAGCCACCTGGTCGGGGATGTTGCCGCGCACGATCACCGCGATCCGCACCGTCAGCGACCAGTCCAATCTCGGCAGGCTGGTCAGCTGTTCTGCACTGTCGCTGATCGGCTCGATCACCAGCGCCGGGCTTTCGCCTCTGGTGAGCGGCTCAACGCGGCTGCGGTAGATCCGCGTGCTCACGCCTGTGGTGCCCGCCAGCGTTGACGTAATGGCTGCCAGAATCGTCTCGCGGCGGGTCGTCATGCTGAGGCCACCTGGGTCACGGTGCAGATGACGCCAGGGATGCCCGGATGCGCGAACGGACTGGTCTGGGCTGGCTCGGCATGGATGTAGGCGGCTGCGTTGCTGGTCGCCCAGATCAGTTCAATGTAATCCGCTGTTGTCAGCCTGAGCACGAAGTTGACCGTTCCGATCACATTGCCGTCGATGTTGCCATGCCTGGCGATGATGCTGAATCTGCTGTCGCTGTCGGCCACATCACCGCTGGCGCCGCTGCCGTTCTTGCGCAGCCAAACGTTGACGTCATGGATGCTGGAATCTGTATTGCTGAACTGGATCGAGAACGTGAAGCTGTAGATGCCTGGGTGATCAACCGTGATGCGGCTGTTTGAGATGACCTTGATGCCGCGGTTGTCTAGGTCGTTCTTGCGCAACAGGATCGGCGTTGGCGTGTTCGCTGTCGCCGTCTGCGAAGTTGTATCCCAAAAGGACCCCCAATAACCAGGGTTCCCAAAGTATGGCAAGCCAGACCATGCTGTCCGACCATCTCCGATCTTCAGGTTTTCGGTCTCGCTTTCAACGCCAGGCTCGCCGGCCAGCAGCACCAAGTTCTGGGATGCCCATGCACTGCGGGTATTGATCTTGAAGGGACCGCTCATGTTTTCTGCAATCCGAGCTGAACAATCTTGCCGTCATCCATCAGCATCACTTCCCGCACCGTATAGGCCACAGCATCGACCGTGATTGAGCTGCCGCGGGTCAGTGTGCCGAAGTCAGAAGCCTTGGCAGTCAATGTGTAATCAGTGCTGAGCACCATGCCATTGGCCAGCACCTGACTGGGCATGTCAAGGATGCCCAGAGCGGTAACGGCGCCAGCTGTGCAGCTGACGCCGAAGTCCGCCAGGAAGATTCCGAGATCCTCCGTAAAGGCCATCAGCTGTACTTTTTAGAGCCGAGGCCGACGATCGTCACAGCGCCGGCACCAGTGCCGCCTGCAACTGTCACCACTGCCTTGATGAATCGCTTCATGTTGTCAGAGTTGACAGCGATCTTCTGAACCGATGCGGTGTTGGCGGCAGTGACGGTGAACGCGCCGCCGGTCACGTCGGTGTAAGTGCCACCAGACGTGTCGGATTCGGTCAGCTTGCCGAGGTAGGTGATGCTGGCGCCGCCGGCTTCAGCGCAAAGAATGACGGCGATGTCGCCTTCATAATCCACCAAGTCGATGGCGGTGCTGGCGGTGACAGTAGCTGTCACCACATCATTGGGCAGGAAGTTGAGAACCTCAGTTTTGGTCCCAAGATTGTGAATGGTCATGGCTTACTTCTCCGTCTAGGAAGTTGGGGTTTTGATGCAGGTTCAGGCTTGATTGCCTCAACCGTTTCGACTGCCGCCTTGACAGTCTCGATTGCTTTGCCGATGCCGATCAGTAGCTTGGCGTCGGTAGAAGATGCCTCAAGGACATCTCCTACACGAACCACCTGCCCTGCCAGCATTGTTTGCCGTAGGACCTTGATCAACATGATCAGAGGGTATCAGCGCCGCGGCTGAAGGACTCAGGATGACGGACGGCGATGTCGACGTCCTGCATTGCGACCACGCGGACGGTGCCGCTGGTGCTGTTGCTGTAGGGATCGACCATGATGTCGAGACCGCTGAAGTAGCCGATGATCAGGTCAGCGAAGTTGCCGAACCACAGATCGCCAGCTGCCACTTGATTGGACAGCACGCCGCGGTAACCGTTGACCTCGTTGCCCTCCATGACGAACATGCCGGAACCGGTGTCCTTCTTGGTGGTCTTAAGGCCGCCGCGCATGGCAGCGTTCATCAGGTAGACAGGGCTTCCGAGCAGTGCGTTGGCGGTTGCCACGTCGCTCTCGAGTGCCACCACTTCCTCGAAGGTGGGGGCAGCAGCGGCGAAGTTCTCGGTACCGATGCCGGTGGTCAGCTTCAGGCCGAGGGGCTCACTGTTGCTGCCGGTGCCGTACAGACCAGCCAGGTCGATCTTCAGGGCAAGAACGCGAGCCAGGTCGTTGCGGACCATGTTCTCAACGTCGATGCTGGACTGCAGCATCAGGCGACGGCTGTAGTCAGTGAAGGCTGCAACAGTCTTGGGGGTCAGGCTGACCTGATCAACGGTCTGCTGGCTCTCGGTGGGCGAGCCGCTCTCAGCCACCCAGTAGGCAGTGGCAGCACCCGACTGGCGGGGAATGGCGACGTTGCCGGTCAGGCCGGTCAGCACGGTGGCGCCAGCTTGATCCAGAGCGGAAGCGTTGCGCAGCAGGTCGATGAAGCTGCCGGCATCCAGGTCAGTGGCGACCAGGTTGCCACCGGCAGTAGCAGTCCCGACGTTCAGGTCACGACGCAGCACATCCTGAGGGATGGTGATGCCACGGGACTGACGGCCGAGCTTGGCAGCAGCAGCTTCAGAGGCTTCGATCTCGAACGCAGCAGCCTCACGGGCAGAGCGGTCGGTCGGGTTGGACAGATAGTTGATGGCGCGAAGGAAAGAGAAGCTGCGGCTCTCCTTTTCGCTGAGGCCAAGGTCGGCGGCCTGCATGGTCACGGGCTCCTGGTGAATGTTGAGCTTGTCGAGCACAGCAGCGCGAGCCTCGTCGATTGAACGACCAGACTCAACCATCTGCCGGCCAAGGTCTGCCATGCCGTGCTTGTCGCACAGGGCAGTGATGTCCGAGATGCGGGACCGTTCGGCCTGAGCGGCCTCGGCCTGCACCACGGCCAGATCAGGGGTGGCGTTTTCCATTGAAGGAATAGGATCAGGGGATGGTGCTGCCGAAGCAGCAGGGGTGTCGGCCTCAAAAGATCGGCCAATCCCAACACCGGGGTCAGCCGGCACTGAGACTACGCTGATCTCGTAAGGGGACCAGGCAGTTGCGACAAAGTCGCCGCTGCCTCGTTCCTCCATTTTGTCGATGGAGTAGCCGAAGGACACATTGCGTAGAACGCCGTCCTTCACATCGCTCAGGATCTCCTGCGCGAAAGCGTTGCGGCTGAACCGCACACGGGCATACCCGCGACGGCGTTTGCCGTCGATGTAAGCCCGCTCAACCACGCCGATCACCTTGTCAGGGTTGTGGTTGAACAGCAGCGGAGCGCCATCATTCAGGCGGCTCAGGTTGGCCGCATCGGCTTCGTGGCTCAGGATCTCGTTGCCGAAGTAACGCGCAACGGGGAACTCAGAGCTGAACGGGAACTCATAAGTGCGATCCTGCACCTCGTCGAAGGTGGTCAGCTCTGCCCGCTGATACTTGCCCTCAAGGCTGCGCAGCGCTGAGATCTTGGTCAGCGTAGAGAACTTGTGGCCCACCAGCACCTCAGTCGGCTCCCAGCCTTCATCGCCTTCGCGGTAGATGCGGATCAGGGCAGCCGGATCCTCAGGCGTTGCATCAATACTGAACTCGGTGTCAGGGACGCCCAGCGTGCCTTCACGCATCACATGCTCGATGCGGCCGCGAGCAGTGCCGCCGCTGCTGTCCCATTGCACGAAGTCGCCTTCGGACAGCTCACCCGGCTCCGCGCGCTCGCCGTCGCCGGTGGCCTCTTCAAACATGATCGGGCTGAAGTCATGCTCAGCCAGCCAGTCGCGCGCCTCGGCTGGGCTGTACCGCGCGCTGTTGAACCGGATTGCTTGGATCTCGCTTTCGCCTTCCTTGATGCCGTAGATGAAGTCAATGCCAGGACCACCGGCACCGTTCTCGCGGCGCAGCGAATCGTACTGATCAGGATCGGTCAGTCTTGCCGCGTGCTCATTCGGATAGGGGCGCGCAAAATCCACGGCGCTTCTGTCTTCTAATGCCTTGATTCTATCGGCCTTTGCACTAGCCCAACTTTGCCCTGCATCACCGCCCCATGCAGCCCATGCAACGCGGCCGGGTGACGGATAGCCATCCTCGTCAGGACTGAAGCCCTCGCCTTGCTTGTCCACCTCATGCCGAGCGAACCATGCGGCCATGGTGATCACTGTGTCAGCGCTCAACTCGTCGCCGCTCAAGATTTGCCGTGCCCTGGCCGCGGCCACCTCCGTCCCGCCTGCCCGGCCCTCGGCCTTCCAGTCGCGGTAACGCTGGGCCTCAGTCCTCATGCCATCGGTCGGCATCAGGTCGATCTCCTGCCCGTTGATCGTTGCCATCAATCCTCAGGCGCCTCGATCGGATCCTCGAGGATTGATTCCTCTTCGTACTCTTCGCCTTCAAGCGGTAGCTCGGTATCGCCAAACGGATCGATGGAGCCGGTCGGTCTGACCTGCGTCAATCCAGCCTCGCTGACCTCGCTCGGATCGGTGTCGGTCACGATGTCCATCTCATCCAACATGGCCAGCTCGGCCTGGCGTGCGACCAGCACATCATCAAGGTCGCCGCCCTGCTCAGCGATCACCTGCCCCAGTGTCTTGAATCCGCACCGCACCGCCGTCTTGTAAGCGTCCACCTCACGCTGCGGGTCCACCCACTCCCAACTCCGCGGCACCCACCGGCTGGCGCGATAACGGTCAGGGTTGCTCTCGTAGCCGGGCAAACTCAGCGCGCCGCTCAGCACCGCCATATCGAGCCACTGCTCAAAGACCTGCTGGTGGAAGTTCTCGATCATGTACCGCTGTAACACCCGGTAGGTGTCGCGTTCCTCCAGCAGGCTCAGCCGGCTGCTGCTGTAGTTGCTCTCTGAGAAGTTCTTGCTGATGCTCTCGAAGCTGACGCCCACACCAGCAGCAACAGCGCGCAGCATTGACCGCGTGAACGGCTCCAGCTGCCCGTCAGGGCTGTTCAGGTCCGGCACCGTCACTGACTCGCCGGGTTGCAGATACTTGAAGACACCAGGCTGGAACTCACTCACGCGCTCGCCTTCGTAGACCGCGTCACCGATCAGCTCACCCTCAGGGCTGGTGATGAATCCCATCAGCGCGCTGCTCGCCCGCGCGCGCACCACCTCGGCCTCTTCATAGCCCTGCAGCATGTGAAGCCGCATTAGCGCCGACGCGAACCAAGTCACGCCCCTGGTCTGCCCTGGCCTCTCCGGCAGGAACAGATGGATGACCTCATCAGCTGGGACACGGATCCGCCGGCCTGTCGTGCGAGCGTTACCCGCGTAGGTATCGCCAGGGTGGTTCGCGTAGAAGTGATAAGCCTGCGGCCGCAGGTACTGGTCCACCTCGATGCCCATCCTGACCGTGTTGCCCTCGGCCGCCTGGGGCACGTCGTCATCGATCAGATAGTCAGCCTCCAGCACCTGCAGCGCGAACGGCACCCGGCTATCGCCGAACGGCCGTTTGATCATCCGAACAAAGACCTCGCCCGATTCGGCCATGCTGCGGATCAGCAGCCGCTCGATGTCATGGAAGCCAAGGATGCCGCTCACATCACAGCGGCTCTTGTGCATCCACCGCTCCCACTGCTCATGGATCTGCCCGTTCAGCAGCTCGTCCAGCTTGCCGCCACGCAACATCCGCACCTGCCCCTGATGGCGGATGCCGTGCCCGATCACATTGTTCTGGATCGCGCGTAATGCCTGCTTGGCGTAGTCGTTGTCACGGCACAGCTGCCGCGCACGGTTGCGCAGTGCCTTGAAGCTCGACTTGATCTCAGCGTCGGCGCTGGTGCCGCTCGTCACCCAGTCCGCCGTCAGCCGGCTGACCCGCGCACCCTGATACGCCCGCTGCCGCGGCCGCACCGGTTCAAAGCCCATCGCCCGAAATAGTCGCGTTCTCAGTCCCATCTCAGAACCTCACGAACAAATTGTGCGGGTTGCCCAGCCCGTTGGCTATCAGGTCCGCCATCTGCTCACGCTTCACATCAGCCTTCAGCTTCGCCTCCAGCTGCAGCAGATCCGCCAGCTCGTACTTCTTCAGGCTGCGGCTGCCGATCGTGTACTCCCGCACCACGCCGCCGGACACCAGCGCGCGGATCGCCGCCTGCACCGCATCCAGGTCTTGCTGCGCCTGCGACCTGCCATCAACCGCGCCAGGCGTGCCGCTGTAACTCAGGGATCGCTGCACCGTCAGCTGGCCACTGCCGAGCGTGATCGTGCTGCCTGTCTTCGTCGCGACAGCCTGCCAGAACCACGTCCCAGCATCAAAGCCCGCACTGGTCGCCGCCGCGACCGTGAACTCCCAGCCCGTGCCGTAAGCCGTGCCGACAACCGTCGCGCCTTCGCTGGCAGCGTTGAACCGCAGGTAATAGGTCAGGGTGTACGCGGCACTGCTGACCGCGTTGCCGAGATTGTCTACGCCCTCGACATCGCGCCACTGGATCGTGTCGCCCGCTCTGATCTCGCTTGGGATGCGCACGGCTACCAGTTGCTCACGAAGCCACTAGCAGCCGCCGGAGCGGACTGCTGTGTCGATCTTAGCGCTGGTTTCTTCCCGCCTTCCAACTGATCACGCAACTGCTGCCACATGGTCGCCTTGTTCATCCGCCGGCTGTAGATCAGCATTGCCGCATACCCATAGACCGCACAGTCGAGCGCTTCGTTCCGGTCGCCTGCTTTCTTCACCCACTCCCGAATCGGAAAGCCCCGGTGATACCGCAGCGCCTGCCGCTCACTCGTTAGCTGCTTGAAATACTCCGCATCAGCAGCCTGCCCGAAGAACAATCCGCCCGCGCCTTCGTTGTGCCGGAGCCGGCCGAACAGTGTCGTCTTGATCGTGTCGGTGCCCAGCTGGTACAGCGTCACGCCGCGCTTGATCACACGACCGCGCCAGTTCACATCCACCTTGCTGCCCTTGCCCACCGCCGGGCTGTTGCGTCTGCTGCTGCCCTTGATCGCAACCACACCCTGCCGCACCCGATCGCGCACATAGGCATAGACCTCATGCGTGCAGTGGCCGCCGCTGTCCACAGCCATCTGGCTGATCCGTAGCGTCCGCCCACCGACCGCATCCCACTCAGTCGCCAGCACCTGATCCAGCTGTCCCCATACCTCCGTCTGCGTCGGGTCGCCCATCAGCTCCTGGTGCCACACCAGCCAGCCGGTTTCGCCTTCGCCCCAGCCCCACACGCTCACCGCCAACCGGTTGTCCTGAACGTCCACGCCGGAAGTCAGCAGCACCACGCCGTCGGGGCACATGCCAGCAGCGAAGTCCTTCCGCTTCGCCAGCAGTCCATCGGCACTCACCGACGCCGCGTAATCCTCTTCCCAGGTCTCGGCCAGTCGCGTGTTCACAAACGCCTTCAGCGCTGGCGCGTCAGCCTTTGCACGCAGGAAGTCATCAACCAATTGCTCCCAGCTGCACCAGCCCAGCGGGCTATACAGCCCACTCAGCTGGAAGCCCGCAGTCCTGCCATCGCTCGGTGCTGTCGCGCGCCACTCGCCGCCGCGCAGCATCACCGGTTTGTGCAGTTCCTCGAACCGCTCGCCGCAGTGCTCGCACTCATACCGCACATCACCCGGCCGCTTTGCGTCCCACTTCAGTCGTGGCCATTGCAGCCACTGCATCCCCCCGCAATTGGGACACGGCACATAGAACCGCCGCTGATCGCTCCGCAAATACTCCGCCTCGATCCGGCTGAAGTCCTTCACAGTCGGGGTGCTGGTGAGCAGGATCTTGCGCCGCGCGAACGTTGTCGTCCGCCGCTCCGCCAGCGCCACTGGGTCGCCTTCGCCGTCCACATCACTCGGGAACGCATCCACCTCGTCAGCGAACAGGTAGCGGCACGGCGCCGACCGCAGCCCCGTCGCGCTGTTGGCACCGGTCAGCAGCATGATCCCGCCGGGAAACTCCTTGCTGAACATCGTGTTGCCCGAGTCCCTCGCCCTGGCCGGAGCGATCTTTTCAGCCAGCACCGGCGTCTCAGTGATCATCGACTCGAGCCGCTGCTTGCTCAGCCGCTTCGCCATCTCGACCGTCGGCTGTACGCACAGCATCGGACCCGGTGCATGGTCGATCACATAACCCAGCCAGTTGCTGCCCGCTTCTGTCTTGCCCGTCTGAGCCGCAAACATCATCACCACCCGCTGCACTAGGCTGCTGCTGCTCAGGCAGTCCATCGGCTCGCGTAGGTACGGCGTCCGGCTAGTGCGCCATGGTCCAGGTTCGGCGCTTGCCTTGCTGCTAAGCCTTCGATGCGCATCAGCCCACTCGCTCACCGTCAGCGGCTGCTCAGGCCGCAGCCCTTCCATGAATCCAGCGCGCCAGACGCTCACGCCTCCACCTCCGCCAGCGCCAGCAGCGCATCCCGATGCTCGCGCGTCAGCACCTCATGGATCACCGTCGGATCCGTCTCGCCCGCCAGCTGATGACTCAGCCGGTCGGCCAAATTAGCCAGCGCCTCGCGGATGCTGCGACCCACCTGAAACGCGTCCTTCTTCACATCCTCCACCGGCACCAGATCGCCACGCTGCTGCGTCACCTGTAGCTTCGCCAGCTCAGCCTGATAATGCTCACGCCTTGCGCGGCTCTCGTTGAGATCCGGGATCGCATCATCCGGCAACTTATCGATCGCGCTGCGTAGCTCCTTTGGGTCAACCGGATCCGGCTGGCTCACCTTGCTGCAGTGCGTCGCCTGCGTGTTCTTGTTCCATAGCTCCAACGCCAGATCGCGGTCGAGCCATTTCTTTTCATCTTTGATCACCACCGCCGCAGCGATGCGGCTCTTGCTGGCATGAGTCACTGCCGCTTTCGTGCATCCACGAATCGCAGCAAACTCAGCGAACGTAACCAACACGCGAAAGCGTTAAGCACCACTAGGCTTAACTTAACTGGTCCTAAACGCCGCTAAACGGTCTCAGGCCGAGACCATTTTGCGACCAGGTGAGATCCCTTGCGGCGCAAGCGTTTATGAGCCTAGACCTCTAACGCTAGCGTTTTTGTGCGCGCGCGAACGACC